TTTTCTTCTCTGTTCAGAGTCTTTGATATGTGGTATTATGGAGTGTATTATGGAGTATAAGGGGACAAAGGCTGTAAATGGCATTAAATAGCCATTTTATCCCTGTTTGTCTTTCCGAATGTTTGTGTCTGTTTGCTATATAAGCACTCGTTAAGCAACTTAAAAGTCATCATCTAATACCTTACTCGCTTCCTCGTCCATGCTGGGCAGGTAGTTAAAATATATATTCAATGTAGTTACAATTGATGTATGTCCTAATCGTCTGCTAACGACTTTTGCATTCACTCCATGCTTCAGTAATTGTGTTGCATGATAGTGTCTGATATCGTGAAACGTAAATCCCTTAGGCATCTTAGCAACCTTTAACAGCTTCTTAACAGCCCTGTCAAACTCGTAGCGGCTTAGGGGGAAGACACAACCAGTATCACGTGTGTCTAGATCCACAAGGTACGCTAAGGCCTTGTCAGACACATGTATGGTTCTATAGGACGCTTGTGTCTTTAGTGGTACGTCTGCACCGAATCGGTCTTTCTGATTATTGATGGTGATGGTCTTTGTGTCCGCATCAACCATAGACCATTTAAGACCTAACAGTTCTCCTTTGCGGAGTCCTGTCACTGAATCAAAATAGATCATCACAAATAATAGATGAGATATTTTGTCTGCCTCTATCAGGAGTCGTTTAAACTCCTCTGGTGTCGGTAGTGTCATCAAGGCCGCTTTTGGTGGTGTCTTCTTTATTGGTATCACTGCTTCCTTGACAGGATTGATAGACACATACTTCTTCTTGACTGCATATTTGAACAGCATAGACACAATGGTTTTCTTGCGTAGTACAGAGCTGGGCTTTTGTGTCTTCAATACATTTCTAAAATATTGCTCCATCATAATTGGTGTTATGTCTTTAATGAAGATGTTGCCAAACACCTGTAGTAGGGCAGTCATATGAGACCTATAGTTCATATAGGACGTTTCTGTTATTTCCTGTTCCTTGAAAGACATAAACTCTGTTATAACCTCTTGCAGTCTCTTGTCGGGCTGTATGTCTTCCTTGCCTATCCCATATTCCACTCTCAGGTTCATTATGGCTTCTAAAACTTCTGCTCGTGTCCTTCTGGTAATGCTCTTTCTTTTTTGTCTTCCATCAATTCCCTTACCAATGGTGATTGTTGCCTTATAGTTCCCATTCGGTAATTTGATTATAGACCCTTCTCCTTTTGGTCTTCTCTTTTGTGTCTTCATGGTTTCTCATCACTCCTCATCGGACTTTAAAAATTGTAAAAAATCTGTCTGCCCTTACCGTACGGCTCGCCGTTCCCATTGTCCCCCATAGGCCCTGTTCGCGCTCGAGTTGGCACTCTTCATATCACATTGTCACTTTTAATAACACATCATACTTGACAGGATATATGCAAGTCGCTAGGTAACATAACGGTATTGTAACGGCCATTACAATGCCTGCTATTATATATAATAAGATGCAGGATGGCACTATCAAGCCATCATTGGGCCTTATCGGTGCTTATCAAGCACTTATATTATATCATAGATACCGTGACAGGTGTCATTTGTTTTTTAGATAGTTGACTCAGTCTACTATTTTTTCGATATATGAATGATTATTCATATGTTATGGTTCGTATTGATTCTCATAGCACTGTATAGAGGCGAAATGGTTCTATATGGTGCTTTTTTTTTCGAACATATGAATAGTTGTTCATATATCGTTGTGATATACGTGATTTGCCATCTGTTTATGTATCTTATAACACCGTTTAACATCGCATAGACTCTCATACATCGCATAGACTCGCATAGTCTCACATCCTGCCTGTTATCGCCTTTATAGTATGATAGGGAAGACACAAATTAGTAGGTGTAGTATAATAATTGTAATGGCCATTACAATTTTATAAGATGCGAAAGAGAGGTAAAGATTATGAATATGATACTTTTTGTAATTATTGCATTTTTAATACTTTTATTGTTTATACTATATTATAAGTATACAAGACTAAAACAACATTGTTACTTACAAGAAATAGCTAGTATTTATCTTTTATACATTACTTTTAAGCCCTATACAAAAGATACATCAGAATTACTATATACAATTTTTAATTATGTCAAAATACCATTAAGAGATAATTATATTAAAATTGTTAAAATGAATATTGAATATTTAACAACATGTGTACAGAATGTTGAGTTAATCTTAAATTTAAATAATAAAATGGATAACATTAAAAAATAATAAAAGGTGTTATGTATTGTCATAGTGCAGTACATAACACCTTTTTTGTCTATTATTTTTCTTTTTCGTGAGCTTTTACATACTTTTCAATCCATGAACGAATTAAAGCACTTTTATTTACACTATATTTAGTAGTTATGTCATTAAATTTATTTAATAACTCATTGTCCAGGCGGATTTGTATAACTCTTGTTTTATCTTGCTTATCCATATATAATCACTTCCTTTATGCATTTGTTTGTCTATAATTATTATATCTGTCGCAGTCATTACATGTCAATAAAAAGAAATACAATTTTTTGTAATTTTGTATTTACATGTAATTACATTCGTGTTATTATGTACTTGCAAGAGGGAAAGACAACAAACTATACACTAAAATGTAATTACGTATCAGTACATAAGGGGGTCACAAACATGTTAACAAAAGCAAACAATTACGTAATCAACGGCAAAAAATTGCAAGAAAAAATAATTTCTCAAATTGATTTATGCGCTCATGCACTCTTAACACGCGAACTTTTAGCGGAACGCGGTGAAAAGAAGATGTCTGATAGATGGGATGACATCTACCTTTTTAACAAGCACGAATTGACAACATTGTTATGGATGCAAGGTATAGACGAGGAAGAAAACGAGGATGAATATCGTTTAGTTTGGGGAAACATCCATGAAATAATCATCGCAAAATATGTAAAAATGCATCGAGTCGAAACAAGAGGTTAATGCCTCTTGTCTAGGAACGGCTGGCTACCGTCCTACCGATGAGACAAGCCGACATTCTGAAAGAGAGGTTTTAATTATGACAACGGAACGCAAATACACAGTAGAACAGATGCAAGCACTTCAGAACGCCTATGATTATTTCAACAAAACGTTATTCGGCAGTGCATTAACTCAGTGTGTCTTAACAATGAATCGTAGCCGTAACGTCTACGGATATTTTTGTCCAGCAGTATGGACGGACGGCGGCGAAATAAAGGCCGCTGAAATAGCTTTGAACCCCGACTTTATCCAAAATGGGGATGAAGAACGGACGATTAGAGAAGTTTACAGCACTTTAGTGCATGAAATGTGTCACCTTTGGCAAGAAATGGAAGGGACAGCGCCTAGAAGATGCTATCACAATAAAGATTTCGCGGAAAAAATGGAATATGTAGGACTCATGACAAGCAACACAGGTAAAGAGGGCGGTAAACGCACTGGCCAAAACATAAGTCACTACATCATTCCGGGTGGCGTCTATGACAAGGCATTTGCAGAAATGCCAACAGAGTACATTTTACCGTTCAAGACACGCTTCTCTATGCAGAAAAACTGCAAAAAGGTCAAAAAGGTCAAAAAGGCACCTGCTAAAGTCACCTACCTTTGTCCAATATGTGGACAAAAGGTACGGGGGAAAGAGGGATTAAACATCGTATGCGGTGACTGTAAAGTCGTCATGCCAGCCAGCAAAAACTAGTGTCTTTTACAGAGTACCTATAGAAATATAGGTACTCGATAAAGGCCACTAGAAGCCTTTAAAAATTGTAATGGCCATTACAATGGCTGGAAAGGTAGGTACAACATGTTATTAGAAAATGCGTATGTAATTGATGGCGTTAAATTACAAGAAAACATTATGTATGACATAAAAATGATGTTATACAATCACGCAACATACGAAAATGCAAAAAAAGGAGGGAAGGATAAAGAAGGAGCATTTAGATGGTATTCAAAGTATAAAATGGCTCTACGTAGAGATTTGTTTTGGCAAGGTCTCGATGGTTCCGAAATAGAAATGATTGTAAATTATATGCTGGATTTACAAGATGGTTTTGTACACGGAGCATATAAAACGTACCAATTATAAATGTCGAAACAAGAGGTTAAAGCCTCTTGTCTAGTAGGAGCGGTTCTCCTGCTACCGATGAGACAAACCACCAAAAAGGAGAAGATTAGTTATGATGAACTGTATGGATCAGATGAAACACACGATGACGAATAAGACGTTAGCGTACAAGTTGTTCAATCAGGGACGTTTACTTACAACGACAGGAAACTGGCACTTTGAAGTGGACGAACTGGACGGACGGACTCTTGAAGAAGCAAGAGATATTTTACTAGACGAATATGGCTTTTGGATTGCCGATATCGAAATTGAAAGTGGCGCCCTTGACATTATGTTTTATCTTGATGTGTGTCCGAATTCAGAACAGGAAGAAGAGGAGGAATAATTATGAAGTACTATGCAGAGTATTGCCCGTATGGTGTACATATTTCGTATGAATCTTTAAACGGAAATGCATATACATTCTATGCTTTTCCCTCAAAAAAAGAGCGTGAAAAATGGTTGGATGAACACGAATGGGATAGAAGTTCGTGTGAATTGGTAGCACAGGAAACAACACGGAAAACAGTTGAAAGTCGCTTAGGAAAGCATTTCTCAGTTGACAGAGATGAAAGAGGTAATCTTGTATGCTCAAAGTATGGCGAATGGTAGAAGGATATGTATATTTCATAGTGTTGTGTCTCCTATGTAGCTTATGCGGCTACATCGACACGATAAAATTCTGATACAATAGAAAAGGCGAACACATGTTCGGTAACTAATCGGCAGGTGTTGGATATGGATTGTCTAGCACCTGCCAAAATTTTTAGGCAAAATAGCGAACATTTGTTTGGTTAATAGACAGCTAAAAGTCTGTAAGGGAACCTAACAATTTAATTGTTCCACTAAGGGAAGAAACAAACTATCTGAGAGGAAGCGACAACATGGAAAAAATCAAAGGAACGTTAGAAGAACAGTTAAAACTAGAAAAAGAGTACAAAGATAGTACAGAGCGAATGTTGCGTTTGTCATTTGAAAAAGCACAAAAAGAAAACAGGGCAGGAGAGACAAACATCGGTAGCAAGCTAGTATCTTATAGTTTAGATACATGTGTTGATAATGTAAAACAGCTCTTTACAGTCAAAAAAAGAGGGGTTGTCCCTGCCTATCAAAGTGTTATAAATACTATCAAGCGCATTTATGGGGAAGATATAGACAGAGCTATTAGAATATGCACACAAATAACATTAGGTACGCTGGTATCTATAGCAATGCGAAAAGAGCGAACAGCATTAAACTCTTTAGCTTTTGCTAGTAATACAATAGCGTCAACATTGCTTTATGAAATACAAGCAGATGAATTTATTATGAAAGCAGAGAAACATAATGCTAATTATTTTGATGCAGGTTTGAAGAAAAGAATAGGTGTTTACTATCGCTCTGAATATGCGAAACATGCATATGAAGCACATCACTTTACACCAACGGAATTTGATAGAGATAATATGGAAAAATTTGCTACAAAACTTATCGAAATGTGCATAAAAGGTAGCGGATATTTTGAGTTAGGATTAGCACCTAGGAAGAATAAACAAGGGAAAGAACGAGAAATAAAAGCAATTTATCCACAACAATGGTTAGTTAAAACATGGGAAAAGAATATTGATTTGTTGGCAATAAATAGATATCGTTTTTGCCCTTGTGTAATTCCGCCTAAAAAATGGCAAGATGTTTGGCATGGTGCCTATTATGGAGACAATGCTAAATTCACTCAATTTATAAGACAAGACTTCAGAACTAAAAATATATTCATGTCTAACTATCTCCAAAAATTGGAACAGATAGATATGTCATGGTTATTTAATGTAGTGAACCATTTGCAAGAGACACCTTTTGTCATAAATGAAAATGTTCTTAATGTTTGTCTTGACATTATGTCTAATCATGGTTCACTCGGTGGCTTACCTAGCACAGATGATTTGCCAGAATTGCCTAGATTAATTAATCCGACAGAAGAAGAATTAAAGAAGCATAAAGTCAAATTGACAGCAATGTATAAAAGAGACAGAGCTAGACAATCTAAACTTTTACGTACTAACTGCACGCTGGCAGTTGCTAAAAAGTATAGCAAGTACGAAAAAGTATACTTCCCGTGGAACATGGACTACAGAGGTCGCTTGTATCCTATGCCTACAGAAATTAATCCACAAGGTGATGACTTACAAAAAGCACTCCTACTATTTGCAGAACCAGAGCCGTTGACAAACAATGAGTGTCTGAAATGGTTCTACATAGCTGGTGCAGGTTTTGCAGGACTCGACAAAAAACCATTCCAGGAGCGTATAAATTGGATTTTGGAACACGAAAACCAGATTATATCAAGTGCGAAAGCGCCCCTTGAATTTATATGGTGGGATGAAGTCGCAGGAGATGAAAGTCCACTCTGCTTTTTAGCTTTTTGCTTCGAGTATAAGCGACTCAGAGAGTATCAAGCGGATCATAATGGTTCGGCTATTGGCTTTAAAACTGGATTACATATATCCTTTGATGGTACATGCTCAGGTCTCCAGCATTTTTCGATGCTCTTAGCAGATGAAATAGGTGGTAAAGCAGTCAATTTGATACCAGATGAAAAAGTACATGACATTTATCAAGTTGTCGCAGACAAAGTCAATATTGTCTTGAGAAAAGATGTTGTCTCAGGGACAGAAGACACATACAAACTTGATAAAAAGACAGGAGAGGTATTGACAGATTCAGAAGGAAACAAAAAGATACAGTATGGGACAAAAGAGCTAGCAACACAATGGATGATGTATGGAAAGGAAAAATTTGGTACGGATGGAATAAAGAGAAAGGTCTGCAAGCGATCCGTCATGACTCTTGCATATGGCAGTGGACGTTACGGATTTTCAGAAAATTTGAAAAGCGACATAATTAAGCCGTGGCAGGATGAACATGAAGACAATCAGATTTTCCTTGATAAATCTCAGGCTTCTAACTATATGGCAGGTCTAATATGGGATGCAGTGTCTAATACGGTTGTGAAGGCAGTTGAAGGAATGAATTGGATGCAAAATGTAGCTAAAGAAATAGCAAAGAAAGGAGAGGTAATAGCGTGGATGTCTCCTAATGGATTGCCTATTCAACAGAACAAATTTAAAACTGAGATGGTTCCATTCAAGTTACGTTTTTGTGGGGTGCATACAAGAACATACATCCCTAAAGAAACAGGAAATATAGATAAACGAGGTCAAGTGCAAGCAATATCTCCTAATTTCATTCATAGTATGGATGCTTGTCATATGCAGAGAGTTATTAATAGAGAGTATGAAAAAGGAAACAGAAATTTCTTTATGATTCATGATTCTTTCGGAACTGATTTAGCTCATGCTAACAGTTTGTTTAATACTATACGGGATGAACTTGTCAAGATGTATGATGGAAAAAATTATTTAGAAGAATGGTTAGAAGATGTATCTTACCTCTTGCCAGATGGAGCAGATATTCAAGACATACCGAGTAAAGGTGCTTTAAATTTGCAAGAAGTTAAAAAGAGTAAATATTGTTTTGCATAGCTAAATTTCTGTTAGATTCCCTAACAAATTAATTGTTCCACTAAAGGGAGAAAGAAAAGAACTTATAAGATACTAAAAGATACTATAAGTACTTTTAAGAATCTTATAAGTTCTTTTTTATTATGATTAATGATTATCCATAATGTATATCTTAATGAATAATCTTTTGTTTTTGTCTTAGTAAAGTCATTCTAAAACTTTGTTAGACATTCAAACAAATTAATTGTTCCACTAAAGGGAGAAAGAAAACGTTTTCTTCACTATATTTATTTATCAAAGGAGAGATAACAATGAGACAGAAGTTATGTCTAAAATTCAAACGTCTAACACCTGTTGCAAAAGCACCTTATAAGGCTTCTGATGGAGCCGCTTGTGTTGATTTGTTTGTGTCTCAGACAGAAACAATCTATCCACAACGAGGGCAGGAAAAAGCGTATCTGATCCACACAGGTATTGCCTTAGATATTCCTAAGGGATATCATGCAGAAGTTTACTTAAGGTCATCCACAGGAAGAGACACAAAATTTAGATTAGCGAATGGCACTGGTATTGTAGATAATGACTACACAGGAGAGGTAATGCTTCTTGTAGAAAACATTGGCCCATATGTTGTACGTCTATATGAAGGAGACCGAATAGCACAGTTGATGCTTGTAAAGGATGTTGTCTTTGATTTGGAAGAAGTTGAAGAAATTGCAAAAGACACCAAACGAGGCGATAACGGTTTTGGGAGTACCGGAAAGGACTAATTGATATGAAAGATGGAATTTTTGAAAAGGATGAATATGTCGTTTCTGCAAATCATGTACATGCAAATAAACAGGAGACGCAGGAAGGAAAAGAAGAGGGTACATTTCATGACAATCACTATAAAGAGTGTGTCTTAGAACCTATCTTAGTCATGCAGGACATGTTTACAACGGAAGAATTTATTGGATTCCTAAAGGGTAACATTTTGAAATATCGGTTACGCATGGGACACAAAGATAACGTTCAGAAAGAGATGGACAAAATCAAGCGATATGAAGAATGGTTGTCTATGGTACAGGCTGGGGGATGGATAGAATTGTAATGGCCATTACAGTTTGAGAATGACTGAGAATTAATTGTTCCACTAAAGGGAGAAAGAAACGCAGAAAAGGAGATGGTATCCATTAATAAGAAGAACGACAAAAAGCAGAATCACATGCGTAGATCTTCTTTAGACTACGCTAAGAAACTTGTCAATTTTTTACGGTTCAAAGAGTATGACAAAGATGTTTGTGTCTTGCTGGGTGTGATTGCGAAAACATCTATGAAGAAACACTCGTATCTTGATGATGAAATTAGAGTCGCTATCACATCGTTGACGCTGAATGAACCATATGCGGCTGTATTGATCGCTGAAGCCGATGGATTTATTAACGACTTTTAAAAGGGAGAGATTGCAAAATGACAAAACACAGTGATGGAAAGATTAAAGGACAGGCATTATGGTGCCATGTCGTGGAACCCGAAACCTTTAAGGGACAGAGTACAAATAAGTTGACAGTAACGCTGATGCCCTCAGTGGAAGACCTGAAGACAATTATGGAAGAAGCCCGTGTTGTCTTTGAAGAATTTAAAGAAAAGAACCAGAAACGGATGGTCGGTGAACCTAATTTTGGTTCGTATCGTGAAGATGATAATGGTGATGTCACTATTAAATTCGTCACAAATGCAGTGATTACGACAAAAGCAGGCAAGACACTAGAAAAGGTAGTCCCTGTATTTGATGGTCATGGAAAACCTGTATCTGCTAAGATTAAATCAACAATCGGGAACGGTAGTGAAGTGGTTGTAGCATACCAGTTATTCCCATATTGGAACACATCGAAGAATTTTGGTGTGTCTTTCCGCTTAGATGCCATGCAGTTGTTAAAGTACATTCCGTATGGTGCAGGAGCAGATGCCAGTACGTTTGGTTTCACCGATCATGAAGGTACTTTTGATAGTACTACCGTGGCAGATGAAGATGCAGAAGGGACAGAACAGACTGCATGTGATGCTGATGTACCTTTTCCGGACGATGAAGATTTTTAAAGCGTGGTGATGAGACCTGAACAGGAGCTATTTTAATGGAGGTGTGTTTACATATAAACGACCACAGAAAAGAAGCAAATTTGAAGACAGTATCAGTGTACAGCTAAGAGAGTTCAAGCAGAAAGAATCATATGAGGACTTCTACATTGAATATACAAAACCATCAACAAAACATAAGTACACACCAGATTTTGTCTTGCCAAATGGAATTATCATTGAGGCTAAAGGAATTTTTGAGCGAGAAGATAGACAAAAACATCTGCTGATTAAAGAGCAGTATCCAGAATTGGATATCCGTTTTGTCTTCCAGAATCCAAAGATGAAGCTCTATAAGGGTAGTAAAACTACATATGAAGACTGGGCGAACAAATATGGATTTAAGTTCTCCAGACGAGTCATTCCTGCCTCGTGGTTTAGTGAATCTAAAAAGAACATGAAAGGTCTCATCCCTAAAAAGAAGAGGTGAGATTGTATGAATTTAAAATACAAAGAAAGAGAGGACACGAACATGATTAGAGTACTATTTGAACCAAAAAAGATGTCTGTTAAGGACATTTATAAGAAGCAACGTAGAGAGGGATTGTTTAATATCGGATACCATTTCATTATTTTACCGACTGGCGAGATTGCAGAAGGTATCCCTTTTTATGCGTATGCTGATTACCGTCTTAGTCATGTTCGTGATTCTGTCTATTGTCTGCTGGTTGGTGTAGATAATAAAGACCATATCACAGATGGCCAGCGAAAAGCACTCCAGCAGGTACATGTCTTGCATAAGCTACCTGTACATTTTGGGGATGAAGATAATGTCTGAGGTTGTACAAGCCCATATCCCATGCCCATATTGCGGTAGTCATGATGCCGCTACTCTCTATGATGATGGTCATACATATTGTTTTAGCTGTCATCATACAGAGTTTCCAGACAAAAAGGAGAATAGCGTGGTCATGAAGCAAAAAATAAGAAAGCTAAAAACAAGTGAAATACGAGATCTGAAAGCACGAGGTATAACAGCAGAGACATGTCGGCGGTATAAGTATGGTGTGTCTCACACAGGCAGTAATACAGTTCAGGTCGCACAGTATTTAACAGATGATGGTGTAGTCCAGTTTCAGAAGTTACGTACAAAAGACAAAAAATTTTATGTCTTAGGTACAGCAACGGATATCTTTTTTGGACAGCACCTTTTTAATCATGGTAAAAAGCTGGTCATTACAGAAGGAGAAATTGATTGCCTCACTGTATCCCAGATGGGTGGCAATAAATGGCCTGTTGTTTCACTGCCTTTCGGATGTGGTAGTGCTAAGAAAGTGTTCTCTAAAAACCTTGAATGGCTCGAAGGGTTTGAAGAAGTTGTGGTTATGTTTGATATGGACACTCAGGGCAGAAAGGCAGTAGAAGACGTACAGGGCATGTTGTCGCCACACAAAATGAAGATAGCAGACCTCCCAGAAAAAGACGCTAATGCCTGTCTGTTGGCTGGCAAGGGTGATGCTATCATCAATGCTATTTTCACAGCGAAAGAGTATAGACCCGATGGAATTATCAATGCCGCTGATATTGAAGATGCCTTTTTTGAGGATGATATAGAATCAAAATGTTATGATTATCCATGGTGCAAGGGATTGAATAGCATGACACATGGTATTCGAAAAGGTGAGCTTGTGATGCTGACAGCTGGTACAGGTATTGGGAAGTCAACAGCGGCCCGTGAGATTGCATATAAACTCAAGGTAAAAGATGGTCTGAAAATTGGCCTTGTCTTCCTTGAAGAAAATCCTAAAAAAACCGTCCGTGAGTTGTTGTCTATCCATGTGTCGAAACCTTTGTCCTTGATGTGGGCTAAGATAGACAAAAAAGAGCTACGTAAATCCTATGAAGAATTATTTAACGATAAGCGTTTTGTCTTGTATGATCATTTTGGTTCCATTGAGAGTGGTAACTTGTTGTCTAGAATCCGCTATTTAGCGGTCGCAGAGCAGTGTGACTTCATCATCTTTGACCATATATCTATTGCTGTATCCGGCATGGACGAGGGTGGGGATGAGAGAAAGATCATAGATAAACTCATGACACAGTTACGGTCACTCGTTGAAGAAACAGGCGTAGGGATGATTGTCATAAGTCATCTGAAAAAGACCATGAATAAAGACAATAGCTTTGAAGAAGGCGGCATAATATCGTTGGATGATTTACGAGGGAGTGGGACGCTGAAGCAGTTGCCAGATGAAGTACTGGCACTGGAGCGAAACCAACAGGCAGAAGATGAAGAAGTACGCAATATGATAAAGATACGTGTGCTAAAAAATCGGTTTGCTGGTACTACCGGATTAGCTGGATACCTGTATTGGAATAAAGACAAACATAGATTGATGGGAGATGAAGAAGCATGTCAGTTTTAGTCCCTCTTGTACGTAAGGGCATAACGTTTAATGAAGTACCTGATAAGATGGCTGTATATTTTGAGCTGGGTGGTTGTGATGCTGGTTGCATTGGTTGTCACTCTCCAGAACTCAGCGAGGATGTACAGACATTAACAGATAGTAATGACCTGATACGTTGGGCTGTAGATCAGATAGACGCTGGAGCGAATGCTATTGTTGTCTTGGGTGGCACAACGTCCCGGCAAATCAGTGAAAAAGACCTGATAGAGCTTCTTAGTGACTTATCGTGGATTGCTCCTGTTTGTCTTTATTCAGGCAGAGATACAGTACAAAATGATATAGATGTTGCTATAAAAGGCGGCTGTACATGGTTGAAGACAGGTTCGTATCAAGAAGAAAAGGGTGGTCTCCAAAGTAAGACTACAAATCAGAAATTTTATAAAATTGAAACGAGTTTCTTTGTGGATAAATTTGATATGGTGCATTCATCAACAAATCACCTTGTTGATATGACAAAGAAATTTTGGAAGTAGGTGTATGTAGTGTTTCCTAAGAATGTAGAAGATAAAATTCGTTACATCCATGAGTACGCTAAAGCCTCTAATGCCGCTACGGCTTCTAAGGTGGATGCAAACTCAAATGTAACACAGAAGACCATTGCAGGTCTTGAAGCAGAGCTTTTCAAGCCAGACACAATCATGATTAATCGTCAGCTTGTTAAAAACAAACTGAAATGTATGTATGATGATGAATTGGCAGAAAAGTATGAAGAAGACCTTGCAAATCATTATATCTATACGCACGATGAGACTTCTTTAAAGCCTTATTGTGCTAGTATCACATTGTATCCTTTCTTACTGGAAGGTACAAAATGTTTAGGTGGTGTATCTAAGGCACCAAAAAATATCCGTAGCTTTTGTGGCTCCTTTGTTAATCTTGTCTATCAGATTGCCAGTAATTTCAGTGGAGCTATAGCTACCGTTGAGTTCCTGCATATGTTTGATTATTTTGCAAGAAAAACTTATGGTTCTGATTATCTAACGACACATAAGTTAGACATAAAACAGGAGTTACAGGGTGTTGTCTATGCCCTTAATCAGCCAGCGAGTGCCAGAGGAGACCAGAGTGTCTTTTGGAATATCAGTGTCTTTGACCATGATTATCTCAACGAAATGTTTGGTGGATTTTACTATCCAGATGGTTCTAAAGTGAGCATTGACAGCGTGTATAAGCTCCAGCTATTTTTCCTTGATTGGTTTAGAGAAGAACGACAGAAAGAACTTTTGACATTCCCAGTCGTGACAGCCGCTCTGTTATACGATAAAGATAAAAAATTCAAAGACCCCGACTTCAAAGATTATTTAGCATATATGAACTCACTTGGTTTGTCTTTCTTTGTCTATATGTCTGATCGTGTTGACAGCCTTGCATCTTGTTGCCGCTTGCGTAATGAGCTGGTAGACAACACATTTAGTTACACGCTGGGGGCTGGTGGTGTTGTAACTGGTTCTGCTCGTGTCATCACAATCAACATTAATCGTGTCATCCAGAAGCACGAAAATTTGACAGAGTTAGTACAGTGTGTTCATAAGTATTTGACTGCTCATAAAGCAGTATTAAAAGACTATATTGATGCTGGCTTGCTTCCAGCGTACACACAAGGTTTTATGGATTTAGACAAACAGTTCTTGACTGTTGGTGTCAATGGTGTGCTTGAAGGCTATGAGTTCTTACAGGGTTGTGGTCGCATAGATTATGATATGTACGACTATGAAGAGTATCTTGTAGATATTCTTCACTTAATCAAAGATTTGAATGCTACAGATAGCAAAAAGTATGGAGTACGCTTCAATACTGAATTTGTCCCAGCGGAAAACTTAGGTGTGAAAAATGCTAAGTGGGATAAAGAAGACGGACTATATGTTCCTAGAGCTTGTTATAATAGTTATTTCTATCCAGTGGAAGATGAATTTATGTCGGTGCTGGATAAGCTCAAACTGTATTCAAAAGATATCACAGATAATCTTGATGGTGGTTCTGCTCTCCATTTGAATTTAGAGCAGTTATTGAGTTTTACACAGTTTGCGCATTTGTATGACTTATGCGCTCAATACGGTGTTCAGTACTGGACAACAAATGTCTTGTGTACGATTTGTAATGATTGTGGCTATATCAATCCAGAGACAACAGGGTATTGTACACATTGCAATAGTACGAATGTTGATTATGGAACACGAGTCATTGGTTATCTGAAACGCATTAGTAACTTCTCAGAAGCTAGACAGAAAGAAGCAGGTAAAAGATATTATCACAAGTTGAATATAAAGAGGTGATGATGTGAAATTACTGAACATTTATATGAATCTTATCGCATTCTATGAATCTCAGGTGTCTAAGATGAAAGAAACGGCACTGAAACGAGTGCTGAAAATAATTGCAATCAAACAGCAGATTATTACAGCGTTAGAAGCACAGAAAGAGCAGGAGCAATTACAGATTGATCCCTTGAATGAAATGTGTGAAAAGCTGAAGGAGTAAAAGGAAAGGTGGTTCTATGCTTGTCTTTGATATTGAAACAGATGGATTGTATGAAGATGTATCTCAGCTATTTTGTCTGAGTGTCTATGATACAGACAAACAGGAGATGAAACAGTTCGATGATGTACATGCCAAACAAGGTGCCAGATGGATGTATGACAGATGGACAAAGGGTGAAATTTTGTGTGGCCATAACATCATAAATTATGATTTACCAACACTTGCAAAACTCTTTGACTGGTTTGTCTTATCTCCAGAATTAAAACATAATGTAGTAGACACTCTTGTTCTTTCCCGACTCATCTTTACGCACATAGAGGATTGGGATAGCTCCTTGATTAAAAAGAAAGTTCTTCCATCAAAACTATTTAAATCTCATAGTTTGAAAGCGTGGGGATATCGGTTAGGAGAACTCAAGGGTACTTATGGAGAAGAAGATGATGCATGGGCCTATTACAATCCTGAGATGCTTGCATATAACAAGCAGGACGTTGTTGTAACGGTGAAGCTCTTAGAGAAATTACAATCCTATGACTACTCAAAACAGGCAATAGAACTGGAGCATGATGTAGCATGGCTTATGTCTAAGCAGGAAAAGAATGGGTTTCCGTTCGACACAGAAAAGGCGTTGAAGCTGGAAGCGACATTAAGAGCCAGAGCTGGTGTCTTAACGGCTAAACTGGTGCAAGTGGTTCCTCGTATTCCTGATAAAGTGTTTGTCCCTAAAAGAGACAATAAGAGACTTGGTTATAAAGCTGGTGTCCCTATTCAAAAGTATAAGGACTTCAATCCAAATAGCAGACAGCAGATAGAATGGTTGTTACGGACACACTACGGTTATTCTCCTACCAATATAGATTGTTACGATGTGGATGATCCAGACAGTGTACTTGATTTGAGTAAGTGTCGTTTGAAGATTGATGAAGAGACATTCAAGTACATGAAGGAAGACACACAGGCCCCAGCTGAAGTCAGGGAGATTGTGGGATACCTAGAAGAGTCGTTGCTCCTGAAAAAGCGTTTAGGACAATTAGCAGATGGAAAGAATGCATGGTTGTCTATGATTGGAAAGGATGGGAAAATCCATGGAAGTGTTATTCCGAATGGTGCTGTTAGCGGTCGTGCTACTCATTCTCGGCCAAACGTGGCACAGGTTCCGCATGTAGGCTCTCCCTACGGTAAAGAGTGTAGGGAGTTGTTTAAAGTTCCAGATGGATGGTATCAGGCTGGCATAGATGCATGTGGTCTTGAACTTAGGTGTCTTGCACATTTTATGTACAAATATGATGGTGGTAAATATGCCCATACTATTTTGAATGGAGACATACATACCATGAATCAAGAAGCCGCTGGGTTGCCTACACGCAATCAAGCGAAGACGTTTATCTACGCTTATTTATATGGCGCAGGTGACGCCAAAATTGGAAAAATCATAGGTGGCACAGCTGGACAGGGAAAGCAGATAAAGAAGAAATTCAATAAAGCTATTCCTGCTATTGCTATGTTGCGGCAGGCAGTTGAAAACGCTCTTGTATACCCAATTGATTTTAAAAGTGGTCATGGGAAACCTAAAATCACATGGAAACGCCATTTCCTTTATGGTCTAGACAGGCGAAAATTACATGTACGAAGCGTTCACAGTGCATTAAATCTGCTTTTACAATCAGCTGGCGCATTGATATGTAAGAAGTGGATTGTCACTACAGAACGCAGATTGTTGGCTAGAGGTCTAAGACACGGGTGGGATGGCGACTTTTGTCTAATGGCATGGATTCATGACGAACAGCAGATAGCGTGCCGAACAGAAGGGATAGCAAAGATTGTGTGTGAAGAAGCACAACAGGCGATGAGAGACACACAGGAATATTTTCATTTTAATGTTCAGCTGGATACAGAGGGTATCATAGGACATAACTGGTATGAATGTCATTGATAAAAAGGAGACATAATTATGATGAAATTTGAAGATGCTAAAGTAGGTATGAAAGTATATATTAATCATCCGAATGTTAAGTACAATGAAGGTATTATAACGGCTATAAGTGAACCTGATAGAGCTATTTTTGTTGAACAGCCCAATCATAAACAGTTTAATAGCATATGGTTTTGGGAAGGTACACATACATACTCTTTAAGTGCTATTACACCAATTAAAAATAAAGTACCTAAATTTGATACAGATTTAGTTAATAGTAAAGAGTTTCACTCTTATCTTAATTCTGTTTCTAATAAATATGAGAAAGAGTTTTTACCCAAAGGAGTATACCTTACAGATGTGTCTATTCATGAAAATGGAAGAATTGTTGTGAAAGACAACAAAGGTAACAAAGGAATTTCAAAATGTAATCAGATTGATGCCTTTAACCTTGAAGTGGGCTTACAGTTAGCTATACAACGATTAGCGGAAAAGACTCCTTTTGTACCTAAAGATGGCGAGTTTTACTATTCCATATTGTTATCCACGGGTAACGCTTATAAAAGTACATTTTATGTACATATTTTTAGTGATGAATTGAATAAAGCTATTGGAAATTGCTTTCGTACAAAAGAAGAAGCGGAAAAGAACAAAGAAAAAATTACATCTCGATTCACAATGCTTTTAAAATATGCTGAACTGATTGCTAAGGAGGATAACTAGTATGTATGCTAAACGTCTTAGATGCTCTAAATGTGGTCGTACTCTCTTAACAGGATTCACAAAAAACGTTGAATCTATCCAATGCTCTTGTGGTCATGTCACCTATCCGAATGATGAAAAGACACAACGAGAACTTGCAAAGGCTGAAAGGAGACATTCAAAGTATGAACGAAATTGATTACCGCATCATAGACAATACATGTGTTTATGGCCTTGAAGAATCTGTTGTTGCCTCTGGGTATCCCATGGCTACACATATCAATCCTGAGATGAACAAGGTAACGGAAAAAGATGCTAAACGTGCATTGAAACTTGGTAGTGCTTTAGCTGGTTCTGGGCATGATTGTTTCCTTAAAGGAATTATTGCACAGTTTGATTTGACATTTACCGAAAAGGTATGGCCTGAAGCAGAGAGATATCATTTCTTTGAATTTGTGTCTTCTATGTCTACCATGCACATGTTGTCTAAAATGGATATTCGGTATATTTCTTACACCGACAAACGGATAGCAGACATATTCTTAGAGATTGTGAAGGAGTATGTAAAGAATTCCAGTGAAGACAACTGGCTCAGAATGATTTATAGCTATCCCAGCGGTCTGTTATTGACAGCTCGTATCACTACAAACTACTTACAGTTAAAGACCATTTATGCACAGAGAAAGACACATAGGCTTTCTGAATGGCGACAGTTTTGTATGTGGGTGGAAGGTCTTCCATTAGTTAAAGAATTGGGGGTAGTACCAAATGACAGCAGTGTATAAAGTGTATGGAGACAACAGTGACTTCCTGAAAAAGAGGCATATGGCAGTGACAAGACAATCAAAGGTGTATGACACCATAACGGCTCGTTTAGAAATGAATGATGGTTATTGCCCATGCCAGCCCTCTAAGACACCTGATACCTTGTGTCCTTGTAAATACATGCGTGCATACAATACATGTAGATGTGGTCTCTATGTGAAAGCAGAAGGAGAGGACAAATAATGTACAATCCTTTTAAAGACCCTATAACTATCTTGGTAGATGCTGATATGGTTGTCTTTCGTGCCTGCTCTTCTTGTGAACATGAAATTGATTGGGGGGATGGTCTTTGGACATTGCACTCTGATTTTTCAGAAACCAAAGAGTATCTCATGGATCATATGGATGAATGGATAGGAAGAGCATTAGAACTGGATGAGTACACAGGGGACGTAAAAGTTATTTATGCATTCTCGGATGATTCATCCAATTTTAGAAAGAAGCTCCTGCCTACGTACAAAATGAATCGTGTAGGAAAGAGAAAGCCAGTTGCTTACTATGCACTGAAACAATGGGTAAAAGACGAATGTGATAGTGTTCAGTTACCGCACCTAGAGGCAGATGATGTCATAGGTATTCTTGCAACGGGAGAGAAGAAAGACAATAACATTATTCTCTCTGGTGATAAAGACATGAATACTATTCCTACAAAAATATATAACATATTGTCAGACACATTGATTAGTGTGTCTGAGAAAGAAGCAAAGTACCATTTGTTATATCAGACACTTGTAGGAGATACAGCAGACAACTACACAGGTTGTCCAAAAGTGGGGAAGGTTAGAGCAGAACGCATTTTGCAAGACAATCCAACATGGGAAGCCGTTGTGGATAGTTTTAAACGTGCTGGGCAAACAGAGCAGGATGCATTGTTACAGGCTCCTGTCGCACACATTTTGCAGGCTGGAGATTATGAGAAAGGAAAGATAAAATTATGGACACCAAAAGATTTGAAGAAGTAACACGGATGACACCTGAGGATTTTGATACCCTTGTGGCTATCATTGCAGACCTTGCAGACAAGCAAGCAACACCATTATTCAAACATCGCAAAAGCAATGAAGAACTATCTGAAATTTTGTGGCAGATGTGGTGGCATGAAGAATTACATGTATTCGCCGATGCAAACACAAAAGAATGGGCAGGAGTGATTGCTTTTGATACAGCAGAACTCTGGTGGATTGATGGTATTGTGCTGGTGGAAGATATGCTTGTGTCTTTGTCAAAACGTCCATCTGGTTTTGGTTCCTTTGCTGTTTCATATCTCGAAAAGGAAGCAAAAAATAGAAGATGTTCTTTAATTTTATCCGGTAGTAGTATGGTTCAGGATTCACAGATTGTGCAGAATATGTATAAGAAACATGGATTTGTTGTCTATGGTGAGTCCTATTTAAAGGAGATGTAAAACATGATGCATGATGAATTACCTTATGTGCCTTTAGATGTCGTAGCATATCTGGAGGCAATTTATACACCTGATTTTTTTATAGAAGCAGACCTTGAAAACAATGATGAGCGGATAGGCTATATGAAAGGCGCTACAGAAGTCATTGATGTTTTACGGTCTCTAGCAGAAAGGAACGATTGATATGGCCAGTGGTGGTTGGATCGGGAACCTTGTCAGTGGAATATTGGGCTGGGGTTCCAAAAGGTATTCTGTCTCATCTGCTGTACAGCCATCTGTCACAGCGGCAGATTTAGTCCCCAGCACAGAAGCACAGACAGCTGATGCTCCTGTTATGGGAAGTGAGACAGATACAGCAGTAGACAAAAAGAAAAAGCGTGGCTTGTCCAGCTTGTACGTTAAACCGACAAACAGTGGTACAGGCTCGTCAGGTGACTATACAGGAAGGAGTGGTCTTTAATGGCTAGTGGGGGCTGGGTAGGACATACCTTGTCTAAAGCGTGGCATGGTGTCACGAAAACAGTTAAAAGTGTTGTAGGGGGTGGCAGTTATTCAAACAGCACACAGGCTTCACAGCCACAGCAGATTGTGGTCTCTCAGGCCGCACCTGCACCAACAGCGGCAGAACAGGCCGAATATGACGCAACTGTTGCTAATGTGAAGAAGAAACGTGGTAAGAACTCTTTGTATGTGTCTTCTTCCTCTGGATCCAGTAGTGGTGGTACTGGCATTAATGTATGAGTAATAAACTATTATCATTCTATACAGACGATTCTGTTAAATCTCGTTATGACAAATTGTCATCTGAACGCAAAATGTATGTTGACAGAGCTGTTCGAAATGCTAAGGTTACAATCCCAATGCTATTTCCTGAAGAGACAGACAACTATACTACAACATACAAGACTCCATTTCAGAGCATTGGTGCAAGAGGTGTAAATAATCTTGCATCAAAAATTATGCTGGCTCTCTTTCCACCAAATGAGCCATTCTTCAGATTGGAGTTAGGAGATTTAGCAAAACAGCAGGTAAATGCTACAGGCGATAAATCAGCAATGACAAAGATTGACCAGCTCATGAGCAGTATTGAACGTCAGCTCATGGACTACATGGAAGCTAATCGGTGTCGTATAACAATTAGTGAAGGTGTCTTACAGCTGATTGTAGCAGGTAATTGTCTGTTATATTTACCACCTAAAGAAGGTGGCATTAAGTTATATAAATTGAATAACTATGTTGTTGTCCGTGACGGTACAGGAACATGGATAGAGTTGATAGCTAAAGACAGTATTAGTTATGCCGCTCTTCCACCAGAAGCCAAAGTGCATGTATCTGAAGACACTAATCCAGACAAAAACATAGATGTCTATACTCATGTGTACCTTGGTGACGATGAGACATACTACATGTATCAGGAAATTGAAGGGGAAGTTGTATCAGGTAGCGACCAGCAGTTTCCAAAAGATAAAGTTCCTTGGATACCTTTAAGACTCAGAAAGATGGATGGTGAATCTTATGGACGTTCCTATGTAGATGAATATTATGGCGATTTAAAATCCCTCGACACGATCAGTGAAGCGATAGCAGAAATGGCGACACTTTCAGCGTTCGCTTTGTTCCTTGTGTCTCCCTCTAGCACGTTGCGTGTCGATAAGCTCAAAAATGCCCAGACAGGGGACTTTGTGAAAGGTAAGGAAGGTGATGTTGTTGCTTTCCAGCTGAATAAGGTCAATGACTTGCAGGTAGCATATCAACACAAACAGGAATTGCAGAGTAACTTATCGTTTGCTTTTCTTCTGAATAGCTCTGTACAGCGCAATGCTGAACGTGTCACAGCAGAAGAAATTCGTTATGTAGCAAATGAACTCGAAGACAGTGTTGGAAATATCTATTCTTTGTTGTCTCTCGAATTACAGTTACCACTGGTTCGTTGTATCATGGCTCAGTTAATGGCACAAGGTTCTCTGCCTGATATTCCAGAGGGAGCAGATGGCGTACAGACACATATCATCACTGGTATGGAAGCCTTAGGTAGAGGGCATGATTTAACGAAGATTGAACAGTTCTTGCAGATTGGTGCTACAATACCGGATTTCCAGAACAGACTCAAAGTGGGAAATGTCTTATTGCAATTGGGTACTGCTTTAGGTGTTGATGCATCTACATTGGTTATGAGTGATGAAGAATATCAAGCAGTACAGCAACAGATGCTCCAGCAACAGATGGCACAGCAGATGGCCTCGCCATTAGCACAAGGAGCAGTACAGGAAGCTACACAGAAAGGGTGAACATAATTGGAAGAAACTACGAATAACGTAAATGTACCAGCAACAGAGGAAAAGACAGAAGATACTGTTATTGTCTCTCAGACTCCCTCTAATACGCAGATAGCTGTTAAAGATACAGCAGAAAGCGTTGATGGTATTATTGACGAAGTTGTTGGTGAAGACAATCAGCCAGCAGAAGAAACACAGACAACAGAAGCGGAAGACACAACACCTAAAACCGAAGAAGGGACAAATCAGCAGTTGGATACGGCACATAAGGCTCTTGAAGACGCTGAAAAAGACCTTGTGTCCAAAGGTGTTGACTTCAATGCTCTTGAAGCAGAATACATGAATAATGGTTCTTTGTCTTCTGAATCCTATGCAAGACTTGAACAGGCCGGATATCCTAAGGCTGTTGTTGATGGTGTTATTAATGGATGGGAAGCCGCTTCTCAGCGATTTGTTACTGATGTCTTTAATCTTGCAGGCGGACAGGAAGAGTATGCACGGATTCAGCAGTTTGTGTCTGCCCAGCCTCAGGCTGTTCGTGATGCATTCAATGCTACACTCGACAGCGAAAATCTGATGCAGATTAAATTGACACTGGATGGCATTAAAGGCCAGATGGTAAAGCAGTATGGCACACAGAAAGCCTCTATCATTGGCCGTTCCGCTCCTGCTGTTGATATGGCTGGTTATGAAACCACAGCAGACATGATTAAAGATATGTCTGACCCTCGGTATCAGACAGACCCTAAATTTACAAAAGAAGTATATCGTAAAGTTAAGAACTCTAAATTATTCTAATAAAATTGTAACGGCCATTACAATTTTGGTAGTAAAGACACTCAGATACTTGGGTGTCTTTTTCTATATATACAATTTTCAATTTTGAAAGGTGGATGATATTAATTATGGCAAATATTACTATTGCATCTCCAATGGCGATTGGTACTCAGACAGCAACGGACGCTCAGAAACTTGCACTTGCCCTTAAAGTCTTTAGTGGTGAAACTCTTACCGCGTTTGCTCGTGCATCTGTAACAAACGGTAAATTCGTAAAGCGTTCTATCCAGTCCGGTAAATCCGCACAGTTCCCTGTATTTGGTCGGACAAAAGCGCACTACCTGAAGAGTGGGCAGAGCCTTGATGATAAGCGTGAAAACATCCAGCAGGGTGAACGCACGATTGTTATTGATGGTCTGTTGACTACGGATTGCCTTGTGTCTGATATTGACGACTTTATCGCACACTATGATGTTCGTTCTCCTTATGCTACACAGCTTGGTGAAGCACTGGCCATCTCTATGGATGCGTCTGTCCTTGCCGAAGTTGCTAAGGAAGCACTGAATACGTCTGAAAACGTAGCTGGTCTTGGTAAAGGTGGCGTTGTTACGGAAACGCTGGCAACGGGTAATACGCTGGGTATCAATAAGGAAACTGGTGTAGCTGTACGTAAGATTCTGCTTCAGGTAAAAGCTAAGATGGCTAGTAACTATGTTCCAGCTACTGACCGTTATTGCTTTGTAACTCCTGAAATTCATGCGGCTCTTGCATCTAATCTTGATTTCTTAAACAGCCAGTATGGTGCCGCCGCTACACTGAGCAATTCCAATATCATCAATATGGATGGCTTCCAGATTATTGAATGCCCTCATCTGACTGCTGGTGGGGATGATCCGACCAATACGATTCAGGGGGATGGTCATGCATTTCCGACTTCCTATACTACGAAGTCTCCTTTGCTGATTTGTCATAAGACCTCTGTTGGTATTCTGTCCTTGAAAGATATCGCCTTTGAACAGGCTCGGCGGCCAGAATATCAGGCAGACCAGCTGATTGCTAAGTATGCCATTGGTATTGGTGGTTTACGTCCTGAATCTACATTCATGGGTATTATCAATAATCCGGGTTAATCTAGGATTATTTTTGGGAAAAGGGAGTGGAGTGTCTGCTCCCTTTTACTCCCTCTTTGAAAGGAGTTGAACTTAGTGTTATTCATTTCTAGCGAACTAGACGCAATTAATTTAATTCTAGCCTCTATTGGTGAAGCTCCTGTAAATAGTATATCTAATGCAGAATCAGTGGATGTCGATAATGCTATACGGTCTTTAGAAACCGTTTCTCGCTCTATACAACGTAAAGGGTGGCTGTTCAATACATACACTGATATGGTCTTTCAGCCAGACGCTTTGTCTAAGCGTATCCATTATAATCCGTCATGGATAGACATAACATCTACAGATGGTAAGACATATGTCAAGCGTGGTGCTTATGTCTATAATCTAACAGACAAAACATATGAATTTACTGAGAATTTAACGTTGACAATAATTGAAGCACTGGCCTTTGATGACTTGCCGGATGTCTTCAAAACATATATTACAGCAAAAGCCGCTATTCAGTTTCAGGCTCGATATCTAGGGGATGACAATATATCTCAGGAGCTTTATCAGGAAGCGGCAGAGGCTTATGCAGACCTTGTGCAGTACAGCATTGATACAGGGACAAACATGTATAGAATCACAGGTATGCAGTCTCTATTACAAAGGAGTTGACAGGAATGGCATTGTATTCACAGAGCATTAAGAACTTTGTACAAGGCATTTCCCAACAGCCAGCATTATTACGATTCCCTGAACAGCTTGAAGAACAGATAAATGGCTTCTCAACAGAAGTATCAGGACTACAGAAGCGTGTACCTACAGTTCATTTAAAGACCTTAACAGGACTGAACCTTACTAAAGGAAGCAAGCCTCTTGTCCATTTTATTGATAGAGACAAACAGCAGAAATATATGGTTGTCTTTGCAAATAACACTTTGAAGGTCTATGACATGAATGGTGTCGAAAAGACCGTAAATATAGAAGATGCTGATTACCTGAAAACAGCTACTCCCAGAGATGATTTGCGAGGGATGACTGTTGCAGACTATACGTTCATCTTGAATACGAAAAAGGTTGTAAAGATGACCTCTAAAAAATCTCCTGACTACTTTTCGTCACAAGGAAGTATGTTGTATGTCAAACAGGGCCAGTATGGTCGCAACTATCAGGTATGGATTGATGGTGTCTCTAAATGTACGCACACAACACCAAATGGAGATGCCGCAGAGCAGACAAAACAGATAGACACAAACTACATAGCAGACCAGATTAATGCACAGCTGAACAAGAATGGTGTATCAACAGACCATGAAGACAACTGGATACGTATAAAATCGAATGGTCTTGTACAGACTGCCGATGGCTTCAACCATCAGGCTCTTATTAATTTTAAGAAGTCTATTCAGCGTTTTAGTCTATTGCCAGCGACAGCTCCAGATAATTATTGTGTCAAAGTAAAGGGAGACCCTAACGGAGCTTCAGAAGGAAGTTACTATGTAAAGTATTCTAAAGTCAATAATGTATGGGAAGAATGTGCATGTCCAAATATCAACATTGAAATAGATGCAACAACAATGCCACATGCTCTCGTACATAATGCGGATGATACCTTTACATTTAAAAAGCTGACATGGAAGGAACGTAAAGTGGGTGATGATGACAGTAATCCTTATCCATCATTTATTGATAAGACACTATCCAGTATCTTCTTCTACAGAAACAGATTAGGTGTCTCATCCGATGAAAACATCATCATGTCTGAATCGGGAGAGTACTTTAACTGGTGGATGACAACAGCAAATGATCTATTAGACACAGACGGTATTGATGTACCGATTACGTCTACAAAGGCTAATCTGATTAATTACATTGTTGTCTTCTCAGAAGACCTTTACGCATTTTCTAATGACACTCAGTTTATCATACGTGCTGATTCTACCCTGACACCAAAAACAGCTTCACCAACAGAAATTACACAGTTCAATAGTTCTCCTGATTGCCAGCCAAAGGTAGCAGGAAAGAACATGTATTTCCCATCAGAGCATGGTGATTTTACGACCATTCGAGAATACTATACAGTACAGGATATTTCACAGATGAAAAATGCACAAGACATAACATCTCATATCCCAAACTATATTGAATCTGGTGTCTATGAGATTGTGTCCTCTACATCTGAGAATGTCTTGTTCTGTTTGACGAATGGTGCTACAGATACCATTTATATCTATAAGTACTTGTTTGCCAATGAAGAGCGCATACAGTCTTCTTGGTCTAAATGGGTGTTTGATGGAGAAATTTATGGTGCTGGATTCATTGGCAGTAGATTATACCTCCTTATCAGGCGAGGAACACAAATCAACATGGAGATGATGGACTTTTCTGTTAACATAAAGGACTTTGAAGATGATGAATTATATAGGGTGTTCTTAGACCAGAAGAAAGTATTGAGTAATGGTGTGTACAATTCAACAACGGAAAAGACCTGTTTTAACTTGAAAAGTGCCTATGCATTCACAGATGGAACACCATTGCATGATATGTGTCTTATCACACCAGAGGGATTAATGCACAAAGACATACAGGTTACAGATGGGTGTGTCTATCTTGATGGTGATTATTCTAAGAAGCATGTCATAGTTGGAGAAGAGTATACATTTAAGATTGTCTTTTCCACCTTTTATTTAAAGAAGAACGATTCAGGTAATATACAGTCCTACGCAACAGGAAGGACACAAATAAAGAATCTTCATATAAACTATGTTAATACAGGATATCTGCAAGTGAAAGTATCCTATGTTGGAGGTTCGGCTTATATATATCGGATGACAAGTAAGATACTCGGTGAAAGTTCTTCCAGACTTGGTAAATTATTAGGTTCTAATGGTAAATTTGATATTCCGGTGCATAAGAAAAATGATACGGTAACTATTTCTGTTGAATCCGATATGCCTGTTCCACTATCCATCATAGGATTGGACTGGGATTGTCTGTATACTACGAGAGTAAAGGAGATGTGATGATGATATGTGTACAGCGGCATTGACCGTAGGAATAGCGGCGGCAAACGCTTTAGCTAAACAACAAGCTAGACATAAAGAATTACAATCTCAGATTGATGCAAACAACAAAACAGCTCAAGGTTACATCCAGTCCATGAACTATTCTTTTCAGAACTACGAGACACAACGAAGAGCATTGTTTGCATCCCAGATAGAAGCAATGACTAAAATGCGCTTGCAGTCTAAGAGGCAGGAAGCGTCTGTAAAAGTCGCTGTAAATGAAGAGTTGACAGGGGGTGGCCGCACAGCTTCTTTGATTAATCGGTCTATTCGTGCAGATGAATCTCGTGTAGCTTCTCAGGCTCAGGCGAATTATGAAAGACAAAATAATGAAATAGATTTGAATAAAGAGACAACACTCATCAACACCAAAAATGCTATCAACAGTATAGCTCCTGTTGAGACACCATCATACTTTACCTCCCTTATGAATTTAGCCAGTGATTTCTTCAATACCTATAATACCTTGCAGAACATAGGGGGTATGAGAAATAAAGCTGGTATCACAGGAAGTACAAATAAAGGAGCATCTACATCAACTTATTCATCTCCAGATGGTGCATACAAATATACAGTAGACAATGTGCGTGGTGTGGATTTAGACAAATATATAGCAAAAGAGAATATGTTTAATGGAACAGGTATCTTTGCTATGAATCCTGCCAGCTCCTATTTTGGTACAGACCTGACGAGGGGTCTTAAATATAATTATTCTGAAAATGGTTTATCGAGAAGAGGTGCAACATGGCGAAACGAATTGCTAGTGCTATAGGCACTGAAATGCAGTTTATGCCTCAGCCAGAAAAAGGATATCAGGAGAATGTAGGTGGTGTTCAGGGTGTACGAGGAACAACACCTGCATCGTCTTCTGCTTCTATGCTGGCTTCGGCAACATCTGATTTCAATAATGCATGGTTGTCTTTTCTGACAGACCGTGAAAAAAGAATGAATGATGCTGGTCTTACAGAAGCTAACAGGATGATTAGTTCCACTTCTGCTGAAGACCGTGAACGCTTATCAACGATTGATTTAGCTATGACCTATGGTTTTGGTTCTAATGTAGACAATCCATACTTCATAGCATATAGTGATAAATTGCGTGGACAGGCATTAGGAGATGCCGCTCGCATTGCATACAATGAACAGTATGGTGATTCTCCAGCTAAGACAACAGAGGAAGAAGTTGCAAGATATGATAACTTTGCAAGCTCTTATAGACAGCGATATCTTGATGATGGAATTGTATCTAATGATGTAGCTTTTAATCAGGGCTTTAATGATAAACATATAGAGAATCAGACACAGCTGGCAAGTAATCATGTAGAACGTGATATCTCTGATAGAATTGCTGAGACCTTTAACAACATGAAGTCCCAGATAGGTTCCCTCATCTATGATGCTCCCTCTATGTCTTTTGATACCATTCAGCAGAAAGCACAAGAGATTTTCAATCAGGGTAAATTGATGGCCCTGAATCCGGAACAGAGACAGGCTCTTGTAGATACATTCACAAAAGAGATGTTGTCTACCGGCACTATAAAGGACTTTCCGGCCTTTAAGAAAATGATGGACAATATCTCAGTAGAAACGCGCCTTGATGGTACGTCTGTTTCTATGAGTGACCTTGTGGATCCTATGGCTCTTGATACCATCAATTTAGAATATCGTAAGGCTCATGTGTCTAACCTGAAGATGGCAAACAGAAAGAAGTATGGGAAAGACAACAACTTAGATAGAGTCATGGGTGATGTTATCAAAGGTCTTCAATCTAATAGTCGTTCGGTTCGTGATGATGCCGAAGAATTGATGGGACAGTTACCAGAAATTCATGGTCTGCAACAGGAACATAAAGCCGCTAAGGCTAAGGCGGCTAAGGCTCAGGCCACACAGGTAAAAGGAGCCTTAAAGACACAAGCAGGTCTTGAAGCGGCCACAGAGAACATTAATGCCTATATGAATGGTGATGGCGGTGTAGCATTTGATGGCTACCATAATAAGATTGGGGAACCGATGGTAGGTGGTAAGGCTGTTGATGCGGATACAAAGAAAATGGCATTCCTGAAAGCACAACAGGATATTTTGTCTTCTGATGATGATGAAGACACAAAGGGTCAGCGTCTTATGAAACTCTATAGCTATCCGGGTGTCAATGACATACGCTCCCAGCTGTCTAATAGTATTCTCATGGAAATTAATAGTGCCACATCGCAGGATGTAGAGTCGAATGGTGTTCCTAACTCTATTATATATATGGTTAGGGCCAGACAGAGTAATAAAGGCCAGTTCGCTGGTGTCTTTGGCGAGAAAGTTGATACGGCTATTGGAGCTATCCAGAAATTTGCAGATGCTTCTGGAGAGGCAGATGCAGATAATGCCCTGATACGTGGTTATTCAAACTACTGCAAAATAAAGGATATGGATGATACGACAAAGAGTGCCTATGCATCACAATTCAGAGGAATGATATCCAGAGGATGGAGTATTGATGATATGGAAGACTGGGGAGACTCCAGTGCATATGCTCCTTCTATTCAGTTGTCAGATGCTCGTATTCTTGATACAGCACAGGATAAATTTATGCTGTATGGGCCAGCTCTTAATGATACATCAAGGGCTGTACTGGAAACAGCCAGTGACATTGCAGAAAGTTATGCGTACTTCCATGGTGCAGTATTTCCTAAGAACTGCTTCAATAGTGGGGTGGCCTCTGAACAAACATGGGCTAAACAAGCTCTTGAGACATACCTTTATGACTTTGCAGACAAAACAAACACAGACGTTGATGATGTGTCTGTAAATTATGATGATAATACAGGCTCTTGGTCTTTCTATTCTAAGACAACGGGAGCTTCTCAAATATATTCGGCTTCTGATATGCGTAACGAAATTCAGTGGATCGCAACGAAGCCAGCTGATACAGATGATGGTGGAAGTGGTGACAATACATCCTATTCAGTGACACCAGCTTCTACTAGTACGCAGGAAGAAATAGACGAAACAACAGGTTCTTCTTGGACAGATTGGTTCCAGAGAGGATTGCAGAATTTGATGTAAAGGAGTGAACATAATTGGCAATTTCAGATAATATGTCACTTGTTTATAATTGGTACTTACAACAGGGTTATTCTCCTACATTCTCGGCAGGTATGGCAGGTAACTTTGCAATAGAAACAGGTGGCGGAGAAGATATAGACCCTACAAAATGGTCGGATGATGGTACATCCTTTGGGATAGGTCAGTGGAAAGACGAACGACTGAAACAGCTACAGCAATTTGCAGATGATGGTAGATATGATATCAATGATATCTACACACAGCTGGCCTTTTCAGACTGGGAACTACACAATACAGAGCAGGAAGCGTTGAAGAATATTGAGTCTTCCGATTTGTCTAGTGCAAGCGGAGCGGCTAAGGCCATAGCGTCTTACTACGAACGTTGCGCACCACAGTACGAAGATATACGGATGGCTCCTGCTGAAGATGTCTTTACATCTCTGTATGATGGTAGTGATTTTGACCCTTATGCTGTTGGTGGTGCTTCTGCATCACCTGCAACAGGGACAGACACAACAGACTACACAGCAGAACTGCCTGATGATATGATGGGAATAGACCCCAGCTACTATCAAAGGCTGGGGATGCTCTTCAAAAAGGCAAGAGAACTCGGTGTAGAACCTCTTCTTACAGCAGGTGCAAACGATGATTCCCATGTAGAGGGGAGCTACCATTATAAAGGACAGGGGGCCGATATAGCATGGTCAGGACTCCAGTGGGGAGATGATGTATTGTCTCAGCTGGCAGACTATGCACGGTCGCTAGGATTTCAAGAAGTCATTAGTGACCCTCATGGGACAGGCCCTCACCTGCATGTAGCTAATCTTGATTTGTCTCAGCAGGTACAACAGCTTCTTGGAGAAAAAGGAGATTCCTATACCTTTGGTGAAGGTGCATTCCAGCCTAAGATGCAGAATACAATTTCCCCAGAACTCTATGCGCTCTCAAAGGTTAATGCGGATATACTGAATCAGAATGAAGAAGCATTAAAGGATAAACCGTCTTTGTTAGATGGTATTTGGCACGACTTTAAAAAGAGTGGTAACTTTCTGTATGAATTAGGGGATGCATTATATACAGACCTGTTCCATAGTGATTTTGATGCCTTTGGTAAATCAAAGATTACAGAGGAAGACAAACAGTATATCATGTCTGCTATGGGAAAAGGAAATGAAGCAGAAGCACAATGGATAATTGATAATGCAAAAGACCAAACACAACTGTATTATCTCTTACAGCGCAAAATGGATGACATGCAGGAAGATATGAGATATGCGGCCTATTACAATTCGTTAGGAGCGCATAGTATTGGCACTGTCCTTGGTGCTGTCTTAGACCCTCTGAATGTATTACCAGAACTAAAGGCAGTACAAGCCATGAAGATTATCAAGACCACCGGTGGTGTCATTAAGAACGTAAAGGCGATTGATTCAGCCGCTTCTGCCGCTGTCAGACAACTAGGGGCAAAAGGAAAGATAGCAAATACTGCCTTGAACATGGGAATGTATGGAGCAATACAGCAACATGCCGCCAATAAGGCCAATGCAGAAGATGAAAGTATAGCAGGTGCGGCCTTGATTGCTGGTGTGTCTGGTGGTGTTCTTAGAGCCTTGGGAATGGCTGGTGGTAAGGTATTATCTAAGAAGGATGCCTCTGTACGAAATATTGGACACATAGCAGAGAAGATAGAGGATGCCACTGCTCGTGATGCTGTTGGTCTGGAAAATGCATATACCATTATGAAAGATTCAAAACCTATAGCGGCTAAGATGCATGATACATCTTTTTTGTCCTCTAAAGGGGGGAGTGTGGCACAGAAAGCAGAAGAAGCTGGTAATGTGTATGCCCTTTCTCTGGAAGATGCTAAAAAGCTGGGGCAGAGGATAGGTGTATCCATTACAGACAATACAAAAGGATTTTATGTTCCTCATGGTGATTATACTGTTGTTGTTAAAGACAACGTAAAAAGTTCCAGACAATTAGAAGGTGTCCTTTTACATGAAGTGGGTGTGCATAATTCGTTAAAAGAGACACTGGGGGATGATAGTTACCATACACTCATGAACTATGTGTCTGAACAAGCAAAAGACACAACGACACCTTTTGCACAAGCGGCACGTATGGCGAACTCTACGGATCCAGAGGAAATATTGGGGTATGCTATCGAAAATGACCTGCTGGGTAAGAAGTCTGCTAACAGGATTGTCCGTAAATTTAAAGATGGCCTGAAAGACTTAGGTGTTCTGGATAAGACAAAATTTAGTAATGCCGATATCATGGGTATCCTAAAAGAATCTGTACAATACAACAGACTCAAGAATATGGGAATTATTGTTCATAGTGATGGCTCTGTATCTAAAGGGGACATTCACTTCTCGAAGGACAACATGATAGCTCCTGAAAGTCTGCTGGATTTTGAAAATATGGCAGAGGCTCAGAATAAGCTGGATAGGCCGAAAAGTGCGAGAGGAAGAGTGCTGGACTATTTGTCTAAACATATGGAATACGGAGCATTTACAAAGACTCCTTATGGTGTCGCTTCTCGTTCTCCATCGCCTACATTGGCTCGCAAGGCTTCCTCTCTGCTAGAAGATGCGCAGAGACGAGGAAAAGAACGTACATCAAATAAATTGTCTGCTGAACGTCAGTCACAGTATTTACGAAGTCAACTGATGAAGTATGAAGGAGCTGTACTTGATGCTAGACAACAATGGATAAAAGACCATTATGGTGTACTAGGTGCTATCAATCCATTCAGGGGTGGAGATGCACATCGTCAGGAATTTAATAAATTGGTTATAGACACATTCAATCACGCATCAAAACAAGGGACATTAATAGATATTGATGATTCTTTAGTAGATGATAGTGTGCATAAAGCCGTAAAAGCCTTACAAGATATGTACGAAGCTCGAATTGAACTTGGTAAAAATTCGGCCTCTATGTTTGGTGGAGACCGTAAATTAAATCTGATTGAAAAGGACTGGTACTCTGTTGATGATGAATTTCATCGCTTGATAGATCCAGATGCTTACCGCTCCTTTGTGTCTAACTTCACCACAACAGGTGATAAAGGTGCTAAAGAATTTCTGGAACAATATGCCCTTGTTGCTTCAAATACACCAACATCCAGACAGCTTATCTCTGATATGATTTATCGGGAAAAAGAACTGGCATGGAAACGTCAGATAAATGAGTGTAAAGAGTATCTAGAAAAGGATGGTCGTAAATCTGCTCGTAAGGTCGAAGAAGTCAAAGAGAAACTAAAAGAACTGGAAGGAAAGAAACCAGCAGAGACAACAGAGAAAGAGATAGATGATTACAGAACAGTCAAGTCTAAAGAATGGGCAGAACATGCTATGTTGCCTTTGGAAGACAAACTGGATGGTCTGGACGCAAATGGTGACTCTTCTGCTCTGGGTGATTTGAATTTCTTTAAAGGACGCTTACCAATGGACACAGGTACAGTCATTCCCATCAGGGACGCAGAAGGAAATATTGTATCTGAATTCTCTTTTGATAAGGATTTGAGATACTATGACTTAGACCACATACTTTCTCGGACAAATAACAGATTTGCAGGAGAAGCGGCTGTACGTACTGTACTAGGTAAAGATTCAGACTATCAAAAGTTTGTGTCTCAGGTTCTCAAAGATTTTAGAATGGCCAGTATGGGTTCAGATGGTCGTATAAGCACAGCAGAGGCAGAGAACAGAAAGACATGGTTCTTAGACACACTAGCTCGCTTGCGTGGCATGAGAGACCATTATGACAGAAATGTCTTTGGGGAAGCCGCCGCATCTTCTAAGATTCTGAATAACTTAGCATACTTTAAACGTGGTGGCTCTATGGGATGGAACCAGTTAGGAGACCTTGGTGGTGCTATTGCTTATGGTGGTGCTAAACAGATTTTTGGTGTCTTCAATCCTCTTAGGAAGTTTGTGCAAGAGTGCAGACTAGGAACAGCCAATAATAAGTTTGTGGAAGATTTATCATGGCATGTTTTTGGTGAACCTTTGGAAAGACACATATTCAGGGGAAGCTGGGGAGACATGCAGGTAAGACAAGCATTATCAAAGAGAGGGACAAACTTCTCTAATATGTTGGTAGGAGCCGCAGACTTCACACACAATCTGAGTAAGTTTACATCCCAGATAAACTTATTAGGTCACATGACAGACACCATGGTTCGCTCTATGCGTAGTGGTGCCATTACGGACTCTATCCGATGGGCGCATGGTGAACAGTTTAATGCATTGCGTAATCCATTCAGTAAAGCGAACATTAAAGCTCTTGGTAGACATGTAGACCTTGAACAGCTCAAAAATGACTTGCGTACCTATATACACTGGGATGGTCGTAAAGGAACCATAGCGAACGGAGCGGATATAGAGAAATGGCAAAGAGAACATCCTGATACATTCTGGGCGTGGTATGATCTTATCCAGAATCAGGTAGAGAAGGGTGTCTTACTTAGCACTTCCGAGGGCAATAGAAACCTTTTGAAAGACCACAATGCCTTAGTACGCTTGGTTATGATGTTCAAGGATTTTAACTTTAGGTCTAATAATGCTCAGTTCATGCGTGCTTTTCAACAGCATGAGTTACAGGATGCAGTTGCTTTTGGTCTTTCCATGGCAACAAACTTAGGTGCTTTTGCCGCTCGTAATGCCGCTCGTATGGGTGCTTTATATGCAATGGGTAACACAGAGGTCGCAGAGTACGTAAAGGAAAACTATCTGAATGATAGGGCTTTAGCAAAGGCCGCTTTCTTGCGTTCTGGTTTTTTGTCTCCTGCATCTATGATTAATGATGTGTATGAATCAGGCACAGGCGCACCTACAATCAGAACGACAGTTACACAGTACCGTAACAATCCACCTAAAGATGTAGGGGACTTTATAGGCAATACAGTACAGCAGTTACCAGCAGTCGATACGGCTTATGACATGACATGGAAACCTATTATGTCTGCTTGGAGACTAGCGCATGATAAAGGCTCTCAGCGAGATTTGAAGTCCTTATTGAATCTAGCTCCTATCCCTGATTTCATTCCGTACACACAAGCTATTGAGACACTATCTAAATTAAGTGGATTACCAAATAAATAGATGAAAGGATGTGTATAAACGTGAATACATTTAAGACACGAGTAGAGTATGAGATTACCGATGCTTCTGTAAAGACATACTCATTCCCTTTTCCGTATTTGCGAAAAGAATTTATTAAGGTGTCTATCCTTCACAAGGATAATACAATAACAGCATTAACGTATGGTGTTGATTATTCCGTAGATGATTTATCAATCACATTAGTGACTGTTCCTAGTGTGTCTGAACATTTAATTATTTATCGCGAAACCACAACAGCTAGAATCATTACATGGAATGATGGTTCTATCCTGCTTGCTAAAGACATGAATACAGAAGATGCTCAGATGCTCCATTTACAGGAAGAACAGCAGGACTATATCACTGCTAATGCTCTTGCTACATCTGTAACGAGTGATAAAGAAACTATATGGTCTGCCCTGAATAAGCGAATTACGGATGTTTTTGATCCTAAAGAACCACAGGATGCTGTAACAAAGCACTACATGGAAACGGTACAGGGGGGCTTTGTGTCTCAGAATACAGCACTGGTAGAACAGGCGACTGCACAGGCGACCAATGCGAAAAACAGTGCGTCCAGTGCGGCTACTTCAGCTTCCCAGAGTGCTTCTAGTGCCAGTGCTTCTGAAACATCTAATCAGTCTGCTAAGAAGTGGGCTGAGTCTACGGATTCACCAGATAATCAGGCAGATACAGAAAGTGCGACAGGGAAAACACAGAGTTCCCGGAGTTGGGCATTATATAGCAAGACAAAAGCACAGGAAGCCGTAACGTCAGCAAGTACCGCAACGACACAAGCGAATACAGCGACTACACAGGCAACTAATGCAAAAAACAGTGCTACCCAGAGTGCTAACAGTGCCAGTGCATCTGCTACGAGTGCTAGTAATGCTAAAACGTCCGAAACGAATGCTAAGGCTTCTGAGACACAAGCAGGTACATACGCCAACAGTGCCAGTTCATCTGCTAGTGCGTCTGCTAAGAGTGCTAGTAATGCTAAGACCGCAGAAACCAATGCCGCCCAGAGTGCTACACAGGCCGCAGAGTCCGCAGGTGTCTTTCAGGATTTTAAAGGGGCCACAGCAACAGCTGACGGAAATGGTGGTAAAGTTCCAAAACCTCTAGCAGGACAGCAGAATAAAGTATTGAAAGCGGATGGCTCGTGGGGGGATGGTGTAACTCCTATTACACTTTGGGATGGTATGCATACCTATCCAACTAACTATGTACCTTCTGATGTCTCTAATGAAGGATGGAATAAGTTAGGATTTTGCAGTATCTATTATACAGAACAGGTAATTAAGAACCAGCCTACACAGTACGGACAACTTATTAATATTCCAGCTACTAAAAATGGTACAGAAAGTACACAGTTATGGATAGAACAAAGTTATGGTTGTATTTATTGTCGTGGTGGTAATGTCAAGGTGGTTGTCAACGACACCCCTTTTAAATATATTGGTATTGGGGCTGACGGGCATTTGCACTTCCCTAATGGTGCAGAAATGTGGGTGTTATAAGATGGCAGAGTTAGCAAAGAAATTATATATTAAAAAAGGAACGACACAACAAACTGCTAAAATATATTCAACGACTACGGAGGCAGGAAATGCATACATTCATTTAATAGTAGATGGTGTGCATGTATATATGCCCCTAGGGAGTACTACTGATAACAGAGCAACACTAGGTAGGGTGAAAGAATCATCAGGTACACAGTTTGCTATTTTGTCTTCTGGTAAATCACCATATCATAAAGATTCTTACACCTCACCGGGTACATATACATGGACATGTCCTGCTGGTGTAACGACAGCTAGGGTTACTGTTGCTGGGGGTGGTAGTGGTGGTTATCAAGGAGTAGTCGGTATTAATAGCGCAGGTGGTTCTGGTGCTTTAGTAATAAATACCGTCTCTGTTTCACCTAACTCTACATATACAATTGTTGTTGGTGTGGGTGGTGCGGGTGGAAAAAGTAATTCCTATCCACACGATGGGGGAACATCAAGTGCATTAGGTATATTGGCACAAGGCGGAAAAGCACTTAATGGATCGAATAGTGCAGTCTCCTATGGTAACGGTGGTGCTGGTGGTGCCGCAGGAAATAATTATGGTTCTCCTGGATGGATATATATAGAATATGGTGGTGATATTTAACATGAATAGATTTGCACAGCTTCTATACGGAGAAGTTATTTTTATATTTGAAACTGAAATGCCTATGGAACAGTTATCAACTATTTTTAGTCCCCAGACATACTGGGTTGATGTAACAAACAAAGAATGTGACGTAGGAGATGTTGTTACCTTTGATAACGAAAAAGGATTTGTGTTTTCTAAACCAACAACTACAATTCAAAATCCTACTATAGTAGAACGTGTGACTTCACTAGAAGATGCCGTGAATATGCTGATTGGTGGTGAGACAATAGATGGCTAAATATTTGGCTTATCAGATTATTTTACAGAAGCTAAAGTACAACACAGTTATCACAAAATTCCCAAAATACAAAGAGAATATTGATAAGGTGCTTGACGATATGGGCTGGATGGTTGATGACAATGGAGATTGTGTGGGGAAGAAGGGGGCTGAATAATGAAAGATTATATTTATCGCATGATGGATGAACGTGCGAAATTAGAAACTAAATGGGACAAACTTATTAAATATGTGGGAGAGCATTATGATAACCTTGATGGAACAGAAATATACTTGATGCAACAGCAAATTAAGTGTATGAAAAAATATATCATGTTTCTTAACGCTCGTATTGATCATGCTAAACTCAAAGAAAAGTAAAAGGATGATGAAAAATGAAACGAGGTTCGCTAACTAATATGATTAACACAATATGGAACTTATGGACAGCCACAGAAGTAAAGATTGGCTGTCTTTTTTCTATCCTCTGGTTAGCGTTCAATACACTTGTAGGGGGTGTGGATGACCAGATACAGGCCCTTGTCATTCTTGTGTCTTTAGACATACTGACTGGCATGGTTGCATCTTGTAAATCACACTCCTTTGCGAGTGCCATTGCTACGAGAGGACTTTGTAAAAAAGCTGTCATGTTCTTAGTCATTGGTCTGGGTGTCTTACTGGACAGTGCTATGCATACACATATGATCCGCACGATGTTCATTGGGGCCTATGCTATTGTAGAGGCCATGAGTATCTTAGAGAACATAGACAAACTGGGGTATGGTCACTATATCCCTAATTTTATACGAAATGCTTTGGCACAGATTGCTAGAGAAAAACATGTGGAAAAGGAGGATGACAAACTGGATGATTAACCTTTCTGTTATACTCAACATTTGCTTTTTGTGTTTCATTGTTGCTACTGTCCTACACACACGAGTAAATGATAAAGATACCTGTACAGCTATTCTTTGTTTTATATGGTTGCAATGTATTATCCTGAGTTTATTTTATACTGTTATTAAACAAGGTGGTGTTCTTTAGATGGCCAGTAAAGTTATTGACGTATCCTATTGGCAGAAAGACATAGATTATGATGCAGTAGTTGATGCAGGTGTCGATGGAGCCATTGTCAAGATATCTGAAGGATGTACTGAAGAAGAAACATGGAGACACCATGTAGAACAGTGTATTGAACGTGGCCTGAAGTGGGGTGTCTATGTCTATTCTCATGCTTCGACACCTGAAAGGGCCAGAGAGGAAGCAGAGACAGCTATCATGCTTTTGTCTGGATATTCTACACCACCTTTAGGTATCTGGTTTGATTGTGAAGACCCTGAGTGCTTCGAGGAAGGTATAGACACAACAGCAATCTGCTCAGCCTTTATCGTAGAATGTAATGAAGCTGGATTCAGAGCAGGTATCTACTCGTCTTCCTTGAAGTTTACAGACTACATGGAAAACTCTATTCAGCCTAATTTGCTTGCTGATTATGTATCATACTGGATTGCAGATTATCGTGGATACAATGGGTTTGCTCAGACGTATCCTGATAAGCACGTAGCAGGTTGGCAGTGGAGTGATAAGGAATACATTGGAGATACTAATGTTGATATGAATGAATGGTATGAGGAGCTGTAAGATATGTACAAGAACCTACGCAAGCAACTTTGCAAAGAGATTAATAAAATGGATGACCATATGTTTATCCTTCATTTAGCTTGCTTGGATATGATAGATACAGAAATTGTTGATAAAATTATTGATTTTAAAAGATTAAAAGACGAAGCAGATAAGATTGAGAAAAACTTAGAAAAAAGGAGTAGGGAATGAATGAAGATAAAATCAAATATGCTGAAAAGATTGTTGCTGTCTGCATTATTGGTTGTCTCACTATCTTCTGTCTCTTTTGCGTCTACAACTACCTATCCGCAGACAAATCAGCAGACGATCACAATGACACTATCACAATACAACGAATTGAAGATGAACATAGACAGCTTGGAGATGAACTTGCAGATATTAGAACAGAACTCCAGTACGGACAAGAAGCAGTTGGTAGAGCTGAGGAACGAGTTGGAGACCTGCAAGAGTCAAATGCTGTTAGCGCAGAAAAGCTCAGAGAAAGCAGAGAGCTTATTGAAAGAAGTAGAAACATCTTTAAAGACGTTGACAGAGCAAATGGACTCCCTGAAGCACAAACTGGTAGTGAAGGAACGACAAAATAAACTGGCGTGGTCTGTTGCAGGTGGTCTTCTTATTTGGGGATGCAGTCGGTGAAATATCGCTCTGTATGCCCCTGTAAGGCGTTTTTAAAGCCCTCTAGGTATAATCACTAGGGGGCTTATTTTTATTTTTAAAAGGTGATTGTAATGGCAATAAATAAGGTTTTATACAGCAGTGAAAATGAAGTGTGGGAGACACCACAAGATTTATTTAATATGTTAGATGATGAATTTCATTTTGATATAGATGTGTGTGCTACCTCTGAAAATGCAAAATGCCCTAAGTTCTTTTCACCCCTTGATGATGGTCTAGCTCAAGACTGGCAGGGTGTCTGTTGGATGAATCCACCCTATGGAAAAAAAATAGGAGCATGGATGAAGAAAGCCATGGAAGCAGAGGCACTTGTTGTCTGCCTCGTACCTTCACGAACAGACACAAAGTGGTGGCATGAATACGCCATGAAAGCCTCGGAGATTCGTTTCATCAAAGGACGTTTGAAATTTGGAGACAGTAAGAACAGTGCGCCTTTCCCTAGTGCAATCATTGTATTTGGGAAGACACACAAAGATTTAAAAGTATGTAGTATGGAGAGAGGATGATGATAAATGGCTAATTTTAACATTCCACAGGAATTGATTGACCGATTAGCTACAGAAGAAGTACAGGCACTACTGGAAGGACTGGAAGATGAAGAACAGCGCAAGAATCCGGCATTCCTTGCAAAGGTTAGACAATTCTTGAAAGACAATGATTTCAATACAACCGTTGAGATTGAAGGAGTCAAAGAGGTAACGCAGGAAGCCTCTAGGATACCTGAATTTATGGAATTGGTTAAAGGAGATAATGTAGGATGATATGGAGTGAAGATGATATTGAAAAAGCAAAAGAACATTTCTGGGCTTTTGTCTATATTGTCTGGAAGTCTATTGATCTCCCTCAGCCCACACCGATTCAGATAGATATTGCCAACTACCTACAGAATCCCCCAGCAGACCGTATCATTATCGAGGGGTTCCGTGGTGTAGCTAAGTCCTTTTTGACATGTGCCTATGTTGTCTGGAGACTTTGGAAGGACAGACAACTAAAGACATTGATTGTGTCTGCCTCTGGGGACAGAGCAGATGCGAATGCTCGATTTATTAAACGTATTATACATACACTTCCTTTTTTGTTGGACATGATAGCTTCTAAAGACCAGTTAGACACACAGAATATCTTTGATGTTGGTGGTACTGTACCTGATATTTCTCCCTCTGTTAAGTCCATTGGTATCACTGGGCAGATTACGGGTACTCGTGCTGATTTGCTGATTGCCGATGACGTAGAAGTACCTAAGAACTCAGCGACACAGCAACAGCGTGATAAGTTATCAGAGGCCGTAAAGGAATTTGATGCTATCTTAAAACCTAAGGGACAAATCATTTATCTGGGGACACCACAGACAGAATCAAGTTTGTATAACGTTCTGAAAGACCGTGGCTATATTGTCCGTGTCTGGCCTGTCTTGTATCCACAGATATCAAAAATTGAAGACCATTATGGCAATACGCTGGCCCCATCTATCTATGATAAATTAATGGCTAATCCTGAGCTGGAAGGGAAACCAACAGACCCTAAACGATTCAGTGAAGACGAAATTGCTAAACGTTCCCTGTCCTATGGTAAAGCTGGCTTTGCTCTCCAGTTCATGCTTAATACTCGGTTGTCTGATGCGGAAAAGTACCCATTGAAGGTATCAGACCTTATTATTACCTCTCTGGACATGAAAGAATCCAGCTTGAAATGGTCATGGGCCAAAGGGAGGGAACAGCTGTTAAAAGACATACCATGTACTGCTATGGCTGGTGATTATTACTATTGTGAGCTGTCACGTAGTGAAGAAACAATGCCCTATCAGACAACTATTATGGCCGTAGACCCTAGTGGTAGAGGTACAGACGAAACAGTCTATGCAATCATTAAGTACCTGAATGGTTATTTGTTCCTTATGGATATGGGTGGATTTAAAGAAGGTTATTCAGACATGACATTAACACAGCTGGCCAATCGTGCTAAGTTCTGGGATGTAGATGTTGTTGTCCCGGAAGATAACTTTGGGGACGGTATGTTCACTAAGTTGATGACACCTATATTTAATCGTATTCATCCTTGTGGTATTGAGCCAGTGGTAAATAGGGGACAAAAGGAAGCACGAATGATAGACACACTGGAACCTGTCATGATGAGACATAAACTGATTGTGAATCAGCCAGTCGTTGAACAGGACTATAAAGTGTTCATGCAAGACTATCATTACTCTTTGATATATCAAATGACACATCTTTGCCGGGAAAAGAACGCACTGAGTCATGACGATAGATTGGATGCATTGACTATTGGCGTAGCTTATTTTCTGGAGAATATGGATGTTGATGAAGATAGGCAGTTGACAGAGATTACAGCAGAGCAATTGGAAGACTGGCTTTGTGAGTCTGTCTTGCCTAATCATACGGATAATGTGAATAATAATAAGTGCATAAAGGCTATAAGGAAACTTAGAGAGAATTAA